GATTATGCCATTATTAGGAAGTTTTGGAGCAGCGGGATCAAGAAGTTTTGGTTTAACAGCTGGAGCTAGTGGTCCTACAGAAATAGAATTTTTAGTTGTTGCCGGCGGCGGTGGAGGTGGATCCACAAACGGTGGTGGCGGCGGAGGTGGTGGCCAATTATCCTCTACTCAAGAAGCTGAAAAAGATGTAGTTATAACTGTAACTGTAGGTGGCGGCGGAAGTGGTGCTCCCAATCAAAGTTCAAGACAAGGAAGCAGAGGAAGTGAATCTTCTTTTACTTCACCGGCTTTAACGGATATTACATGTACTGGTGGCGGAGGTGCTGGCGGTAACAGTCCTGGTCAATCCGGTGGTTGCGGAGGCGGAGGCGGAAACGGAGGAGGACCCGGTGCCGGAAATACTCCTTCAACAACTCCTTCCCAAGGTTTCCCTGGAGGTTCTGGAGGTCCAGGACAAGCAGGACCATTTGGTTACGCAGGAGCTGGCGGCGGCGGAGCCGGAGCAACTGGACAATTTCAAGGACCAGGTGGAGACGGTTTAAATAACGATATTACAGGAGCTACAGTCGGAAGATCCGGAGGCGGAGGAGCTACTAAAAATGGTGGATCTTTCCCTGGTGCTACAGATTTTGGCGCAGGTAATGGAGGAAGCGGCGGCGGACAAGCTAATACCGGAGGCGGTGGCGGTGGCGGAGCCCAAAACGCTGGCGGTGGTAGCGGCGGAAGTGGAACTGTTATTTTAGCTATGAAGAGTAACAAATATACTGGAACGACAACAGGAAGTCCGACAGTTACAACAGCCGGAGGAAATACTATTCTTCAATATACAGGAAGTGGGAGTTACACAGCGTAATGGCTCATTTTTCAAAATTAGACGAAAACAATGTAGTTACACTAACGGAAGTAGTGCATAATAATGATGCACCAACTGAAGAAGTTGGAATACAATTTTTAAAAGATTTATATCAACAACCAAATGGTGTTTGGAAACAAACATCTTATAACACTAAGGCAGGAATTCATTATGCTGAAGCATATACTGTACAGAGTGAAGATCAATCAAAAGCCTTTAGAAAAAATTTTGGTACTATAGGTTATACTTATGATGAAAGTAGAGATGCTTTTATTCCACCAAAACCTTTTCCAAGTTTTACTTTAAATGAAACAAGTTGTACGTGGGAGGCACCTTCACCAAATCCAGGTGCTACAGCAAATGGAGAACCTGATGAGTGTGCTCTTTATGTATGGAATGAAGAAACATTATCTTGGATATTAGACGAATAATAAAAAATTATTTTAGAAAGAAAAATTGAAAAAACTGACAAAAAACTTTGACTCAATGTCTTTAAACTTTGAAGAATTGTTTGATTTATTATCTACCAATAGTTATGGATCCTGTATGAAAGGAAATCCTCCATTAGATTATGTATTAAAAGGAACTATTGAAATAAATAATATTCATAAAAATCCTTTATTTTTAAATCTAATAAAAAAAATAGCAAAAAAACATAATATTTTTGATACTAAATTAGATGCTTCTTTATTTATATCTTTTTTGCAAGGTAATGCTGGTAATCCACATAGTGATACTTACGATGTTGCTTTATACAATTTACATGGTGAAGTTCTGTATATAGTGGAAAAAGAAAAATTTTTTTTAAAACAAGGTGATTTACTTTATATTAAAAAAGGACAATCCCATCAATCTATTAGTATTACTCCAAGAATTATTTTTTCTTTAGGTGTACGAAATGATGTTAAGTGAGTTTTTTAAAACATATAAAAGTAATTAAAAAAGCAACAACTAAAGAAAGAGAAAAAGAAATGTGGGATGTTTCTGGTATTATTGAAAGTAAATCTAATCAAGAATTTAAATTTGATTTACGACCCATAATTAAACATGAAAAAAATTTATTAGGTAAAAAAACAAAAACTACAAGTAAGGCTAATAAAATAGTTTTTGATATAAAGGATCAATATATTATTATAGATGTAGAAGAACTTAATGAATATGTAAAAACAAAAAAATTAAAAAAAGTTTATTTACAAAATTTAATGTTTGATTTAGAGTGGAACATAATAATAAAGAAATAATGCCTAAAGAAATTACTCAAAGTTGTTGGCCTTTTGAACTAGATACTGTGCATGCTCATGCTTGGCAAGACGGTGTTTTTACCAAAAAAGAGTGTGATAAAATTATTGAATACGCAAAGAAAAAAAATTTAACAAAAGCAAGAGTAGGTCCCAAACTATCTTTACAAAAAAAAATTAGAGACAATAGTATATTTTGGATACATGCAAATAATGAAACTCAATGGATATATGAGCGAGTAGTACATTCAGTAATAAGTTTAAATAATCAATATTTTAAATTTGACATATACGGATTAATTGAATCTCTACAATTTACAAATTATAAAGCTCCAGGTCAAAATTACACAAAACATGTGGATAGATCACACAATATAAAAATAAGAAAATTATCTGTAAGTGTACAATTATCTGATCCTAGTGAATATGAAGGAGGAGAGTTATTATTGCATCATTATGAAAAACCAGATATTGCATCTAAAAAACAAGGCACACTTTGTATATTTCCAAGTTGGACATTACATGAAGTAAAACCTGTTACAAAAGGAGAAAGAAGCTCCTTAGTTACCTGGGTAACTGGCAAAAACTTCAGATAAAATTAATATTCAATAAACAGTAGATTCTAAGAGCATCAACGTATATATTAACAATATGGCATTAAAAAAAGTAGATTTTGCAGCAGGTTTCAATAAACAAAGTGTACCTTCAGCTCTTCCAGGACAATGGGTAGATGGAGATTTTGTACGTTTTAGATATACCGCACCTGAAAAAATAGGTGGCTGGGAACAATTAACTGTTGCTAATGAAACATTACCTGGTGCAGCTAGAGCTCAATTAGCTTTTACTAGTTTAAAAGGAGAAAGATATACGGCTATTGGAACATCACAAGGTTTATTTTTATATTATGGAGAAGCTTTTTATGACATTACTCCATTAGATACAGCAATTGCAGGAGCAACATTTGACACTAATGCATCTTCAACTTCTGTGACAGTAAATAAAACTTCACATAATTTAGAGCTTGGAAGATATATTACTTTTACCAGTGTCACAGCACCTCCAGGTTCAGGTTATGCAATATCAGATTTTACAACAGGAGCGTTTGAAATAGTACAAGTTAATAATGCAAATAGTTTTAATATTGTAATGAGAACAAATGCTACCGGTAATACAACTGCAGTCGGCGCTGCAACTATTAATCCTTATATTGAAATAGGACCTACGTTTCAGACAAAAGGATATGGATGGGGAACTTATTTATGGGGTGACTCAACATGGGGAACTGAAAGAGCAACAAGTAATGTAACTTTAGATCCAGGAAATTGGAGCTTAGATAATTTTGGAGAAGTTTTAGTTGCAACTATTTTTAATGGCAAAACTTTTACTTGGAATGCGGGAGCTACAAATCCGAGAACTGTAAGAGCTTCAACCTCAACATCTAGTTTTTCTACTTCTGCCAATCCCACAGCAAGTCGATTTACATTAGTTTCTGATCGAGATAGACATCTATTTCATTTTGGAACTGAAACAACTATAGGTGATGCATCAACACAAGATCCTATGTTTGTAAGATTTTCTAATCAAGAAAATTTAAATGAATATTTACCAACATCCACTAACACTGCAGGAACATTTAGATTAGATACAGGTAATGAGATAAGAGCGGTTCTTCAAGGAAAGGACTATGTGTTTGTATTAACTGATCTTGCAGCGTATGTAATTCAATTTGTTGGTCCACCTTTTACATTTTCTGTTAGACAAGTAGGTACTAACTGTGGATGTATAGGACAGCATGCAGCTTCTTATGTTAATGGTGCAATATATTGGATGTCTAATGAAGGTGGATTTTTTATGTATGATGGTACTGTAAAAGCTCTTCCATGTTTAGTTGAAGATTTTGTATTTACAATTCAAAATGGAAACTTAGGATTAAATGTTAATTCAGCAAATACGGTTTATTCTTCACCAAATTCTTTATATACAGAAGTAAATTGGTTTTATCCTAAAGCAGGATCCGATCAAATTGATAGGTGTGTAACCTATAACTATCAAGAAAATGTATGGACTACTTCATCTCTTGCTCGTACCACTTATCAAGATCAAGGTGTTTTTGAAAAACCTTACGCAACAGAATACACCACTACAAGCACTCCAGTATTTTCACCAATTAGCGGTATTACCAATACATATGGAGCATCAATATATTATGCTCATGAAGTAGGAACTGATCAAGTAAATAGTTCAGGTACAACTTCAATTGATGCTTTTATAAGATCTGGAGATTTTGATATTGATGATGGAGAATTATTTATGTCGATGAAAAGATTTATGCCTGATTATAAATTTTTAGTAGGTAATTCTAAAGTAACTTTATTTATATCAGATTATCCATCTGATTCTCAAACAAGCTCATCTCTAGGTCCCTTTACAATAACAAAAACCACTGATAAAGTAGACACTAGAGCGCGAGGAAGACTACTATCTTTAAAAATAGAAAATGATGCTGCAGGTGAAACTTGGCGTTATGGTAGTTTTAGAATGGATGCTCAACCAGACGGGAGAAGATAATATGCCACTTACTACAAAAGGTAAAAAAATAATGAAATCGATGAAAGATAGATACGGTAAGAAAAAAGGTAAGACTGTATTTTATGCATCAAAGAATAAAGGCAAAATAAAAGGTGTAGATAAAACTAAAAAATAATGTCTAAATTAACTAACTACATACCAGAACCAAGACAAGAATATGATGTTGAAAATCAAAGACAAATTATTGAATCTATGACAACTATGAAACAACAACTTAATTTTTCTTTTCAAGAAGATTTAAAAAATGAACAAGACGCATTTAATTATTTTTTATCATGACAATAAGATATAAAAACGCCAGCAAAATATTAGACGGGACAGGAATGACAACTGTTTTAACCATATCTACTTCAGCGATAGCTATTGTAAAATCCGTGTATGTATCAAATAATAGCACAGGAGCTGTGTTAGTTAATTGTGATTTAAAAGATTCATCGGCAACTACTGACATTGAATTTTTTAGAAAAGATATACCTGCTTCAAGTACCATAAATGCTGCAGAACAAGGCTTGAATTTAGAAGCAGGAGATGCTATAAAAGCGCAAGCAGAAACAGCAAAT